ATAGCATCTATATTTTCCTGTTCTTTTTTAAGGATAGTAGCTTTTTCTGAATCTAAAGAAGTGAGTCTTTTTTCAAAATTATTTTCCTGCTGTGCTTTTTCTTTCGCATATCCAGCATCCATAGCATCAATAGCGGCTTGTGTTGCATCGGTTTCTGCCTTGCTTTTGAGATTAGCTAATTCGGTGTTATTGGCACGAATTGCTTCTAAGCGTTTTGCGGCTTCGGCTGCTTCACGGTTGCGGAGGTCAATAGCACGAGTATTTGCCTTGTCCTGCTTATCACTTGGAAATGTGGCTAACTCCGCTTCGGCTTTCTTCTTGTTTGATATTTGCAGTGCATAGTAATCCTTAGTCTCTTTATCCGCCGTACCACCTTCAATTGCCTTCATTTTAGCAGACCCCATTCCACCTATATTTTCATCGGCAATCTTAATCATTTCCTTCCAATGATCTTCGGTATCATCTTCTTCTTTTGTTTCTAACGCTTTCTTAGTCTTATTGTAAATTTTTATGTTTTCATTCGATTTAGTTAACGATAGTAGATAGGTCTGTCTTGCCTCGTCAACAGTCTTAACCATTCTCGCATTGTATGTAGTGGTCGACTCCTGCGGAGACTGTCCTTCTCCCTTTGAAAAAGCCTGTTCTTGCTGTAAAAATACTAGTCTATTAGCTTCTACATTCTCTTTTTCTTTTAGGATTACAGCATACTCACTCGCCTTATTCATTTTATTCTGCAAGTCGATAGAATTCATTTTTATCAACTGTTCCTTTGTTGCATTTCCAATTATAGCCCCAAATATATTATGCAACACTTCGTATGCTTTTTCTTGGGCAGCAGTACCATTAAGTGCTGGATTTTTTAATATATCAAGGTTGTCGCTAAACATTTTAGATTTTTTATCAGCCCTTGCCTGTATTTCGTCCAATGCCTTTCCTAAATTCTTTTGTGCTCTTTCTGCTGCGGTCGTGCTATCATGTAAAGCCCACACAATGGTCACAAGTGTTGCTAATGCAACTCCAACTGCTAGATATGGATTAGCTATCATAGTTCTGGTTAATGTAGCTGTAATTGCGGTTAATCTTACTTTTGCGGCTGCTACTAAATCAGTACCCGCTGCTTGTCCAACATTCGATGCTGTAGTTATTCCATCTACTACTATTTCTTTTTTAGAAGTAGCCATTTCTAAATCCATGGTTGCTGTTTTTAGTTTTCTTGCAGCAGCATTCCTATCTATTGATGCAGATTCTAAATCATTCATGGCAATTGTAACCCCTGTTGCAGTTTCCTGTGATAACGAAGCAGCCATAGCCTCCTTTTTTATTGCTAAGTTCTCTTTTGCTAAAAAGAAACTATTAGTTGCTGCGGCAGCCTGTGCTTCTGCGGCTGCTAAATCTGCTTGGGCAGCTACTTCTGTTACCGTAACTTTTTCCAGCATTGTAGCAACTTCTTTCCTTATTGCAGCCCCATAAGCCTCACTTCCGACAACAAAACCAGTTTTAGCAATTGCCGCTTTTGTCTCTGCCGATACCAATGTTTCAAGAGATGCTACTTCTGCTAAATTAGCAGTAGTTGCAGCCATATTATTACCAAGATTGACAACCATCTTAGCGACCTGATAAGACCCTACAGCAGTTGCAGCTACAGCTATAGCATCTCCTAATGCCTGCCAATGAGCTATACCATAGTCAACAATACCTACGCTCATATTGATAAAACCATCGCTTGACTCACCCATGTCCTTCATTGCAAGAATCCATTTATCCTTGACATTTGAAAGTAATCCAGCAGTGGTACTCATCATCTTATCAGAGAATCCATAGTACTGACCTCCAGCAGCAGTCAGTGACTCAATAGCTTTTTTTACATCATCAAATCCAACAGCGCCCATTTGTGTCATTTTCTTAATCTTTGCAGGAGTGGTATCCATTACTTTAGCGAGTGCTTCGTAGATAGGAATACCAAGGTTGCCAAACTGCATAAGAGTACGGGTGTAAACTTTGCCTTCGGTTAATGACTTACCGTAAATGTAGGCTATTTCTTTGATAGGCTGTCCTGCACCTGCCGCAACATCGGATAGCATTTTAATCTGTCCAACTACATTATCAGCACCAACACCAAAAGCCATCAATTGCTTTGCCGCTTCAGTAATATCATTTATCTGTAATGGAGAATTTACTGCAAATACAGATAACTCGTGCATTATTTTAGCACCTTTTTCAGCACTACCAGCAAATGAGTTGATGGCTGTTTGTAGAAATTCAAACTGAGTTTTTACATCAATAATTTCACTTACCATAGATTTTAAAACACTAACTGAACCATAAGCTACCATTGAGCCAAAAGCATATTTAAAACGCCTTTCAAGAAAGGATAATTGCTCGGTGCTCGATGCTACATCTTTTTGAATGCCAGCAACCATTGGAGCGAGTGGAGAGTTAGAGCCACCGGGCACGGTCATTTTACTAGCGAATCCTTGTATTTTTCCTATTGATTTATCGTATGTTGAAGCGAAGGTTGCTATTTTATTAGTTTCAGTGTCAATAATCTTTCCTAACTCTCCTATTTGCTGTTTAATTGATGAAATCATTGAAGCATCGACAGGATTGTCAAACTTTAAATTAGCTTTTTGTTGTACTTGTTCATATTTTTTTACTATGCTATCAAGTTGCAGATTAACCCGCGTAGACAGGCTTTCAAATATCCTTACTGCTAATTCTACATTATTCTGTAATCCTGAATTATCAATTCCTGTAGCCCAAAATAGTTCGTTGGTATCCATATCCTAAATTTTAAATGTAACATGCAAATATAACTATTTATTTTCAAACATGTTGTACAACATAAGAAAAAGTTTGGAAGAGTGAAATTAATAACATATCTTTGTCAAACAATTGCGAGTCGAAATATAGCAATTAACCTATAAAAGCCCTTTTTAAATTAAGTAGACTTCGACTCCTACTTACTTTAGATTGGGCTATTTTTATAAAATCAAATCAAAATGAAAAAAGAAAGAAGTTATGTAAGTATTACAAAACACGGAGCAGGTTGGGACTATGGGTGCCTCAAACTCACCATTAATGAACTTGAAAGTATTATCAATGATGCAAAATTAAAAGGAGCTACAAAAGTAGAAGTATCAGCAGGTCGTTCTGCATGTTTATGGTTTTATAGGTTGCAAAATGATGAGGAATACAATGCAGAGTTGCAAGAAAAAATAAACGAGGAGTTAGCTATTGTTGACAAAATGAAAAGTGAACTTATTAGTTAATAATCAAAATGAAAAAAGTGAGAGTAATTAAAAAGTTTGAGTTTAGTAGAAATATACTTTTCTATAAGACGACTCCATGGCAATTAAATGCATCTATGTTTAATGGTAAAAAGACAAGACCATACAAAAGTAAATGGACTGCTGAATATATGCAAGAACCGGTAGATCAAATCAAATCAAATCAAATCAAATCAAATGGAAACTACTGAATTTAGGATTGGGGATTGGTATGAAAGAAATGACTTTTCTAAGCACCAAATAACCATTGACGACTTAACTTATCTATCAAAAGGAGAGGATATAAAAAGAATACATCCAATTAGTATCTCAGACGAAATAATTAAGAACTCAAACATAAAAACTAAACCAATATGCGATGAAGAAGTAGCTATTCTATATTGTGAAAAAACAGGTAAATATGATGCTTATTTTAATGGATATTTTCTGCATGAAGTTGAGTTTGTTCATGAAATCCAATATCTTTATAGATGGTGGGAAGGGAAAGAATTAATAATAAACTTTTAAATTCAAATCAAATTAAACCAAATCAAATTAAATCAAATCATTATGAACCTTTATAGAATTTTTGATGTTAACGTGTATTCTTGTTTAGTACTTGCAGAATCCGAAGTAAGTGCCAAACTTAAATTTATGAATGATAAAACTAAGGACTTCTCTCAAATAGTCAGGATAGATTTAATTGCACAAAGCATTCCATTTAATGAAATAATTGAGAAAATAATTATTTAAAATCAAATCAAAAAATTATGGTACGATTTATAGAAATGAAAGGAATCTATCTCGATGAAACAGAATCGTTTGGATTTTATGATACCACAAGGGATCAATTTATCAATGTTTCTGGTTTATTTATATTCGACTCATGTGCTGAATTTTATAACGCGCACGATGACAATTGCGAGTTTGATTTTGAAAGGTTAAACTCCGTAATTACAAACAAATGGAGAAATAAAATATATGATGAGAAATAATCAAATCAAATCAAATGAAATGAAACCAATAAGAAAATTTAAAACTATAGAAACTAAACATTTTATAGCAAGACCAGAAATAGTAATGTCTGGAGATATGTCGGTGACAATAATGGTGATAACTAAGAAATAAAGAAAGGCTGGAACTCAAATTCCAGCCTTTCTTTTATCCTCTTATAACTCCGTTTATATTCATTTCTTCTTTCGGTTCATCAGTATTATTCATACTACTGCATTCCGTTAGCATATTTTGTAGTAATGTCCATCCCATAGATAGTGTATATTCTGGGGTGTAATGCCACTTTTCGGCTGCTATAGTTATAATCTTTGTGAAGTCATAGATGTCACATATCTTTTCTCTGCGGCTATTAACCCCGCTCTTGTTTGTAGGCTCAACCTTTGGATTAAGTTGATAGATTTCAGAAAAGATTTATTACCCATACGATATAGAGTCCCAATTAACAAAGCCATATAGTCATCGGATGTAGCTTCTTTCAATTCTTCTCCTATGATTGTATCTACTATGTACTTTACATCCGAACCATACTTACCAAAGAACTCAATAAAATCACTTATTCTTCCGTTCTCTATGCTGTCTTGTAATCCATCCAAATCTATTTTCGTTATCTTGGCTACATATGGATGGATTTGAATCATCTGTGCCATCGTAACTGGTCTAATTAGCCAGTCCTTATACTTAAAAGGTAATCGAAGTATATTCTCCGAATCCTGTAGTATAAATTCTTCTATTGTTTGATTTTCCATATGATAATTTTTTATGTGCAAATATAACTATTTATTTTCAAACATGTTGTACAACATAAGAAAAAGTTTGGAAGAGTAAAATTAAAGCGGTTACTTTGCAGAGTAAAATTTAAAATCAAATCAAAATGAGAACAATTTTAAATATGGCTTTAGAAGGCTACTTCGATGATGATGACGAAGATTATTTTAATAGTGAATCTTCAAAAAGCTACAGAGAAAATACACCTCGTGAAACTATTATTGCATCTGACTTTAATAGCTATGATTTACGAAGATATATGTGTAAGCTCTTTGAAAAATCTTATGCGATTGAAAATAAAGAATTGTTTTCTGCATTTAAAGATAAGATTAAAAACAGCGATTTTAAAAGAGAAATGTGTGATTTTTTCGAGTGTAGTTACGCCATCACTAATGAAAAACTTATCGATGTTTTTCTTTTTATTTCATCAAATAATGTGCGCATATTAATAGGAAGTGACTTGAAATAAACATATAGCATAAAAGGCTGGAATTAATCACTCCAGCCTTTTTAATGATACGCAAATTTTTTTAGAATGCTGGACTAATTTGGAAAGAAGCCCCATAAACACGATGACGCATTACATTGAATGTAACGGTGAAAGGTTGTGGTTCTGTACTCTTACCTGCTGCACCTGACCACGAATAGGTTGGTTTAGCATTGAATAATTCAACCGTGATAGTCTTACCATCCGAGTTTTTGCCAGTAATCTTAAGGTACTTATTAGTTACGGTCTCCGATGCAGATGTACCAAATTTCAATTTATCTGGAGTTGTTCCTGCTGTACCTGCCGTAAGTACTGCCGATGTTAAGTCAGCAATAGTTTCTGCGGTTGCGGTAACTAAACCTAAAACTGCTTTTTTAGCACTTGGAGTAGTTCTCACATTGTAAGTTTCCCCATCTTCCGTATAATCATTCGTAACTGATTCTTCTGGAATATCCAAACTGAAAGAACCTTGTTTTAATTGATCCGCAGTGATAGAAACGAGCACGGTCGGTACTGTTGACGAGCTTAAATCTACATCTGCATATTCAGCAGAGACGAACTCTACTATATTGATAACACCGCTTGTTGCTGCCATAATTTTATTTTATTAATAGTTAATTGTTCTTATTTTAAAAGTTGTGACAGTATAATTACTGTCTAAGTTATCTGTAAAAGGGTCAACGAGTTCATTGAAATTTATCTGACCATTAGCAGCTTTAAATGCTTTTAGTTTAGTTTCAATAGAATTAGAGTAAGTTTCCACGCTAATCATATCTGCTATCCCTGCTATTTTAGGAAGATAAAGTAAAATTACTATATCATTCGTGCTGCTAATGTACGTCTTTTTTATCGGGGTATATGTCAACACAAAACATTTTCCTGTTTCAGCATCTTTCTTTACCTCTTTATATATTGGAATAAGAAAAGAAGATAAAGAAGTTTTTAGCTGATTAAATACATCAAATATCGTATTGGTCATATAATTGCCGTTTTAATAATACTAAAAACATATCCAGCATCGGGTTTAAAATAATCTAAAACCGTTTTCCCTCTTGACTCTACTGTTCCGGCATAAGGAGCTGCTGCAAACACAATACCAACAAGTCCTATTTCTGGAATATGAATACCATTAGGTAATTCTGATTTACCAAGGATAAATTGTTCAAGAGCATTTTGAAAGTCAATAATTCCAAGTGCGGGGTCTTTCCCCGAAACTGAGCTCACATCCCATCTTTTAATTTCCTCTCTATCCTTTAATACTACAACTCCAATTGATGATTCAAGCTCTCCTTTTATATTCATAAAAGTGTGCCCTGAACGAGCTTTAGAAGCAATTTCTTGACATACATCAAATAACGCATCCGTGAGTTTACCTTCATCAAAAGCAACCTCAGTTTTTTTATCGAGCTTACTAATAATTTGCGGCATCGTCCATTTTTGCGTCATTTTACCCATACTTCGATATTTGTATTTGTAGGGAATATTGAAACTATTATACCCTTTACTCCATTACATTCAACATTATCTCCATTAGCTAACTTAACCCCTTCTGGCATTCCAGACGTAGAAACAAAAAGTATAAACGATACTCTTACGAACGACCCAGAAGAATCAAATAAAGGAGTCCGAACTGTTGGTCGATAATCACATTTAAACGGAATGCTCGGATTAGCTGTTGGGTCTACTACAGGATCTATAGGATCGCCATTTCCATCTACTCCGACACCACTACCAGCGGAAATTGCTTTTGTGAGTAACGCATCAAAGGAATATCTTACCATGAGCTTCCAGTTACGATAGTTCCAACATTAGGTTCGATATAAACTATACCTACCGAATTTAAAATTGCCTTACCCATATTGTATAGGTATGACCTTGATTCATTCGATGTAGTTTCTGATGTACTCCCCTGCTTATAATCTCCTGAAATCGCCTTATCAATCATGCCTAAAGCCTTTGCAGCCTTATTGTCACTCGTTCCATCGACAGATAAGTCATACAAACCCAACGCAAGAGTTCCTACTGCTACGTCAGGGTTATAAGACATATATGCTTGGATGTTAGTCATTATGCAGTTGCATCAGTGATTAAGATACTCATTTGATTCATCAGAGTTGGAACACAGATAGAAGATAATTCACTTTCGATAGTTACCTTACCTCTATCGCTACGTGTAGACAATAGTACGTGGTTCACATCTTGATAAATTACATTTGCATCTGGTCTACGCTGTTCGTCAGCAGGAGTCCATAGGTACTGCCCGATTGTAGTTCCAACATGAGCGGTAACACGCCCGTCTAAAAATGCTGCGGTTGCAACTGATGCGGTAGTACCGTCTGAGTTATATTTTTCAACCATCGTATCCTCGATGTTAATAGTAGGAAGCATCATTCCTTCAACTAATACTTTATTTATAGCATCCATAGATGGAGTTCCCATAAACTTAGTCATCGTATTGCCTTCCGAGAAGTAACTCGTCATAGCAGCCTTTGTAGATGCCTGATTCTGCAATTGGAAGAATGTCTTACGATTCATAGTGAAGTTATCCACAATGATTCCGTAAGTATTATACATATACCAATACAAAGTTTTCAAATCATCCAATCCTGTAGCAGAAGCTGCGTTAGACCAAACTGTAGAAACGTTTGTTTTAGTAATTCCCCAATCAATAGACATTCCTAATCCAGAAAGATTATCAGCCGACAAGATTGTTGATGTACCGTTAGAAAATGCTTCAAAAAATAATTTATCCTGAGTTATAAGCGGTCCAATCGACAATCTTTCAAAATAATTGAAAAGATACTTGACAAGTTCTAGAGGGTCTATTAACTGGTTAGCAATTCCCCTTTGAATAACTTCCATTTCAGTAAATTCCTTTGCCGAGAAAGTTACGGTATTACCAAAAGTAGGCATGCTTCCATTCATATCAAGAGCTTTTTCAGTTCCAATAATTGGCTTACCTGAATATGGGTCAATTAAAGACGCCATAGGAACACGTCCGTTCAATGCAGCAACAGCTTTCCAAGTCCTTGTTTCCGAATATCTATCTTCCGTATAATTAGGAAAATTAGGAGTCTTGAATTTTAGTGCTAATTCCCTCACAAAATCTTGGAATTGCGTAGGGTCTTGTATAAGTTCGTTGAATGAAATCATTTCAGTATAATATTAGGGTAAAGTGCTGTTACAGTTAAAGCGGAAATAGTATGTGGAAATCGTGCAATTGGAACCCATTGGTCAATATCAATAATACATGTTACCGTTTCTCCTGCAATTATTTTAGTAGAATTGCCCAATAAACAATTTGCACTGTATTTAACAACTGGAGTAGCTCCAGCAGCAGCAGCATGAATGATTATAGCTCCGGCAGCAGCACCAACATTAGGGGCACTGAATGTAATAACATCATAAGCAGCATTAGTTGCATCGATAGCAGTAATTGCTACAGCATCTCCTGATACATAGCTAGCATCCCCAACTACAAACAAATGATTTTTATTTACACGAGCGGCAGTAGTAGTTCCACCTGTAATAACAGTAGCGGCTTTGATAACGTGAGCCATCTTTGTTGCATAATCGAGATATAAAGGAGCCCCTTTTAAGAGTTTTCCACCATTTTTAGTTGCATCCAGTTCGGTTACAGCTAATACGCCACCGCCTAATCCATCGGAACAAGCCTTAAGCTCGTCCCAAATCTTTGGGTCAGGTGCGGGTGCAGCATTTTTTACAAAATATGCCATAGTTTTTTATTTTTTAGTTACCTTTTTGGTTTAAAATCACTGATCGCTTTTTTTAAATCAGCATCCAATTCTCCAGCCGCTTTACTTGAACTCGAACTCGTTGCATAAGATTTAAGCCTTCGACTAACCATTAATTGACGATATTTATCAGCAGCAGCATCAATCTCTGCATTTGTAGCAGTTATTGGTAATGAACTTTTAAGCATAGTTACTTCTAACGGGTCAAATCCTTTTGTCTTAGTTTCAACGTAAGCATCGAATTGAGCTTTTGCGGTAGTTTCTTTCGTAGTTTTAATATCACCCATAAGTAAGTCAAGTTTGTCTTGTATTGCTTTTAATTCAGGTGAAACTACTGTCTCGGTAGATTTAACTTCTACTGGTTTACTTCTCGCTTTATCAAGAAGAGCCTGCAAGGTTTTTACCGTACCTCCATCTGCTAATTTCTTTAACTCGTCCTCTGTATATTCCGTAATGTCTTTCGGTTTCGCTGTGAATGTTTTGGCAGTACCAACCCATGCATCTAACGCCTCCTGTGTTTCAAACGAAATCCCAATTGCGAGTTTTTCATCAATCCCCTCCGATTGGAGTTTACTGACTATTACTTCATTTTCAATCATAGTGTTTATTTAATTTGTTGCAAATATAATTAATTCTTTATTTATAAAAGTATTTTTATAGTTAAAGATTGTTATTAATAAAAATAAACTACTTTTACTCGATAGA